TTTCAGTAAAGTTTGGAACAACTGCTTCTAATGCATCTACTGCACGAGTGTTTGTAAAGTATAGATTTGTTGTACCTTCTGCAAGATCATCAGTGTCCGAATCTGCTACACCGTTTTCTGCTGCAAAGGTAAACTTATTCAAATTATCATCATATGTAATTGTGATATTTGAGTGTGTGCCAGCAGCAATTGCATCAGCGACTGCATCTTGTGCACGTTCATTTGTGAAATATAGATTTGAAGATCCTTCTGTCAAATCATCTGTATCAGAATCTGCAACTCCATTTTCTGCTGCAAACGAGAACTTATTTGTAGAATCATCATATGTAATGGTGATGTTTGAATGAGTTCCTGCTGCAATAGCATCTGCTACAGCATCTTGTGCTCTTTCTGCTGTAAAGTATACATTTGTTGACCCCTCTGAAAGTCCGTCTGTTGAAGAAGGAATATCAGATGTGAATGCTACTGTACCTGATGCATCTTTAAATGTAATGGTACGATCTGCTGTTGGATCAGTTACTTGAAGGGTAGTTTCAAAAGCGTTTGCTGTTGAACCTTCAAATACTACAGAACCATCATTAAACACTGCTCCAGTAATTACTGGGCTTGTAAGTGTTTTGTTGGTAAGTGTTTGAGCAGTATTAAGATCTACTGTAACGGTTGTGTCAATTTCAAAGGTATTACCATCTAAAGACAAACCATTACCTGCAAGATATGTTCCTGCACCAGAGAACTGTGTAAAGTAAATTGGATCTGTTCCAATTGTTGTTACGCCAGTTGATGTTTGAACCCATCCTGTATTATCATTAACTGTACCTCCAGTTACGAAGATAAAGTCACCACCATCTACTTCTGATGGTTGATCAAAGTCTGTTGCACGAACTGCTGCACCTGAAGATTGAACAACATAAATACCGTTTTCAGATGCTGTGTTCTGATTCTTAACAAGAACACGATTTGTAGCAGCAAGTGTTACACCATCAATGACATCTCCTACTTCAAGGTCATTAGATATGCTGATATTCGCTGTTGTAGCAGCAACTGCTGATGCGTGGATATGAAGACCTTCTGTAACAGAGTCAACGTATGCCTTGTTTGCTGCATCTGTTGATTGTGTTGGTGTTGCAAGGCTTGTAATCTTATAACTACCAGCATTCAAATCGCTACCAAGAGTCTTATTGGAAATTGTTTGTGTATCTGTTGTACCAACAATTGCTCCAGTAACTCCGTGAGTAGATGTATCTGAAATGTGATTGCTCAAATCAGTTGATGTTGCCTTAGCGTCCAACTGTGTTTGAATTGACGAAGTTACGCCATCTACATAGTTAAGTTCTGTTGTAGTAAGTGTTGCGCCATCAAGAATATTGAGTTCTGATGCACTTGCTGTAACACCATCAAGGATGTTAAGTTCAGCAGTTGTTGCTGTAACTCCATCAAGAAGGTTAATTTCTGCTGTTGAAGAAGTTACACCATCAAGAATGTTAAGTTCTGCTGTTGAAGCAGTAATTCCATCAAGCGTATTAAGTTCTGAAGCAGATGCTGTCAAATCAGAAACATTTGCTACTTGAACTGTGATTGTATTATCTGTATAAGAAATTGTCTTATTGCTTAATGTTTGTGTTGCATCATTAAGTGTTACAGTACCACTTGCGTTTGGAAGCGTAATTGTGCGATCTGCTGTTGGGTCAACTACCTCAAGGGTTGTTTCATATGCATTTGCTGTTGAACCTTCAAATGTAACACTTGCGCCAAACTCTCCAACTGCTTGTGGTGCTTTCCAAGCAAGACCATTTGCTGCACTTGAGTCTGCTGTAAGAACATAATTATCTGAACCAACACCAAGAACTGCCACTGTATCTGCTGCAGATGCTACTAGTAAATCACCCTTTGCATCCACGATTGATTCTGTGAGAACATCGTGGCCATTAACGGTTGCAGTTGAACCTTCAACAATTAAACCGTTTTTAATTTTAAAGTCTTTGTTGACTGTTGCCATATTTATCTCCTTTTTGGACTAGGCCTTAAGTCCTATGCGAGCAAATCGCACAGTGACTGGCGTTATTCCAACTTGTGGGGTTACTGTAATACTTACAGTCCCTCCTACTTTAGAGACGCTAATGGTGCCAATATTCCCATCATTGTCTATAGTTCCATACTCATTAACATTAACATCTGTACCGTCAATAAGTATGCTCATTTCTGTAGCATAGTATTTATTATCTCCTGCTGATGTTTTAGCAATTGAGATAATGTATTTAACCATTCTCCAGTCTGTTGCCGAAAAACTATCAATTACTGTAGCGCTTTCAATGCCAGTGATTGTATTTTCATTATTTCCATATGAGCCAAGATCTGTAGCCTGAGCAGATGTTGAATCAATTAAATCCTCATAGTCTGCTTGACTTGGACGATCTCCTGTTTGAAATTTAGTCTTTACAGTTGAAAGTGATAGTCTGGACATGTCAATATTATAACATAATTATTTTATAAAATGTAATTGCTTGTACCAATTATTTGCAATGGAATTGGTGGAACATTATTAGGACCAAACCCAATAATATCTATATCAGTTATTCTTATTCTAAAAGGCAAAAGTTCATTTATTGTTACTCTTTTTTGAACTTTTTCTTCAATTGATGATGTTGCAAAATCTTTAATATTAATATTTAAATTATCAAACCTTGTTTTTTCTTGTATTGAAACAGATGCCATTAATCAGTTACGTCTTCAAGAACTACCATTTGTCCCCTTGCAACAGTCCAAACTCTTGTTGCATCAGATAGTTCGATATCGAAAACATCTCCAGTTCTAAGTTGGTTTGATTGAGCAGATGTTAGTTTTACTGTAAATTCTCCATCTCCATCATTCCCGTCTGGAGCAGGGGTTAAGACAAATACTGTGCCAGCACTATCTTGATCAAAATTATTTGCTGTATCTGGTCTTCTAAACTCTGCAGAAATATCCCAGTCTGCAATAACCAATGGATTTTTGGCATCATCTGTAACATAAACCCTAAATGCTACTGTATCGCCTTTTACAATTGTCCACTTTACTAGAGGTGGTGCATCACCAATATCATAAATAGATTGCCCAGTTCCTCTATAAGTTGCCATAATAGAATTATAACACAATAACGTAAAAACGTTAAAACTTGACAAAAAATAAAATTCTATGCTATACTGGTGAGTAACACCATTAAAAGATGGTGTTTTGTTTTCTAAGGAGGAAACGATCATGAATAAATCGGCAATGATTGGCGTACTCTCAGGAGTTGCAGCAATAGCATTTTTTGCTAACTCTGCTGCTAATGCTGAAAATAATTTAAGTTATAATTCCGTCTATGACGCAGATCTGACCGCGAAAGCGGTTTTTTCCGTTTCTAAGGAGGAAAATAATAAAATTAATAAAAAATATAAATATGGAACCCCTCTTGAAAAAGATGAACTAATTAAGATATTAAAGTCTGTTGGATTTGAAGGTTATTCTCTTAAAGTTGCTTGGGCAACTGTAATGAAAGAATCTATGGGTACTCCTAATTCTTGGAATCCAAATAGAAAGACTGGAGACAATTCCTATGGTTTATTTCAAATAAACATGCTTGGAGAAATGGGTAAAGAAAGAAGAGACAAGTTTAACTTAAAGTCAAATGAAGACTTGTTTGATCCAGTTCTAAATGCAGAGATTGCTTATCATATGAGTGATGGTGGAAAAGACTGGTCAGCCTGGAAGGGCATTACCTGGAAAACTAAAGAGTGGATGGAAAGATATTAAACTTTTGGCACCCAAAGAGTTGGGTTAGCGTTATACTCTGATACAGTTCCATCATCTCTAGGAACCTTAATATCTCCTTGTATACTGTCATCTGGCATTCTTTTACCCCAATATCCTGGTGGATAATAATAGTCTCCGCCTTGATAACTTTTTTCTTTAATAGGCAATGGTATTTGTTGTTCATTATTTTTAATTCTTATCACAACAGTTAAATTATATCTTTCACCATCAGTTACCTCAGATACACCATGTAAAATATTTCCATCATGTAGAACCAGATCTTTTCTTTTTGGTCTATAAGAAAAATCATATTCTGGATAAAATAACTCTCCACCATCATAATCATCATTAAAATAAACTACTGCCCCCCATATAACTGGATTAGGCATCCAACCATGATTATCTTTGTGAATAAAAAATCCTTCTTTAAAATACTTATCACCGCTTTGTAAAATATTTTCTCTTTTTGATTCTGGAATACAGTCTTTAAACATTTTCATTAATACTGGGTTGCCACTAACCCAGTCTTCATGTTTATCATTATTATTTAAAACATCATAAATTCTATTAATAATATTTTCTAAGTCTTTTTCTATTGGATCCATAACATCTTCAAATCCAGGCTGAGTAGACATTTGTTTTTTACTTATTTGTCTTTTATTAAAATACTCACTTGGGTATTCTTGTAGTCCTTCATAATTAAAAGTTCTCATAAAATTATCTAATTTATTACATTCTTGTTCTGTTAAAAAGTTAGATACAACAATAGATCTATTATCGCAATAAAATTGTATATCATTATTTTGCATATTTTTCCATAGATATTAAGGATGATCCAACAAAAAAGTATTCTTTATCACATTTTAATATTTTGCTTGCAAGCGGTGCGTCAATTTCTTCAACAATAAAAATATCTACAAAGTCGTTTTGTAAATAGGAGTATTTTTGATAAGTAGTATCAATTTTTGTAACTGATATAAATTCAACTTTATTATCTTTTTTGGCTAAAATTTTAAACTCTGGCAAAAATACATCTCCGTCAATTAATATTCCTAAATCACTTTCAATATTAAATGTTTCAATAACTTTTGTCTTATGAATAGAGAATGTATTTATATCCATTGTCAACACAAATTCTCCAATATTTACGTTATCAATATTTTTACTATCTAAAAAGTCATTAGATGTTTTAACTGTTAGGTCTGGAGCAAGTGCCGTTCCTCCATCTAACCAAGAATAATCACTAGAAAATGGAGTTGGTGTAAAACCAAAAACGCTAAATGGGGTTGGAGTAAAACCAAAAACACTAAATGGGGTAGGATTACAATTAACAGAAGGATAGCCAGTTGTGCTTATTTGTTCATTTGTAATATATCCATCTAGGCATGTGTCTGCTAAATTTATTGATGCATTGCTTGATGTTGTTCCAAGTGCTTGTGTTGCATAAGGGTTGGCACCTACAACATTACAACACCCACTTGCGTAATAAGTAGTTGTAGGAGGTGGTGTTGGTGTAAAACCAAAAACAGAAAAAGATCCTGCTGGAGTAACGGAATTACTTTCGTTTGATTCTAAAGAACTTGTAATAGAGTTGCTAAGTTTTACTTTAAAGGTATAACTTATACCATTTGTTAATCCTGTTATAGATATTGGGCTTGATGATCCAGTTCCAGTAATACCTCCAGGAGTTGATGTAGCAGTATAAGTTGTTCCAATTGGTTTTCCTAAATAACTAGGAGCAGTGAATGTTACTGTTGCTGAACCATCTCCTGCTGTTGCGGTTCCAATTGTTGGAGTTCCAGGTTGATGCCCCGAACTTGCTTGTTGTCCCGTTAAATTAAATGGCATTTTATGCCACCAAATCGCCTATTGCTATCCAAACATTCTCTGCACGTTTTATTAATGTACAAGAAGAATATTGAGTTCTTAATTTTGCAGTATTTGCAGTTCCTTGAGGGGTGCAATATAACGTAACACCAGACAAAACATTTATAGTTGTTTGTCCAAGACCTAATTGAATTACAGTAATTTGACATCCTATATCAAAAGAGTCTGTTGCATTTAATGGAATTGTTAAAGAGTTTGCTGATCCTGAATTCATTTCTATAATAGAATAAGCATCTGTTAATTCAAGTTCATAGTTAGCAGTTTTTTCAATAATTGGATAATTTAATGGAGATTTAGAAAAGTTTACATTTTTTACTGCATTTGCTGTTGCAGCCAAAGTTGTTGAAGAACTTGATATGCTATCACTAAGTTGTACAATTCCAGAAATTGAAGTTGATGCTGTTGGTAGTGCTGACCACTCTAAACCTTTTTCTAATGATTCGTTGGCTTTTAAATAATATCCATCGCTACCTCGTGCAAGACGATCAACAGCATTCGCTCCAGTACCAACAATTAAATCGCCTTTGGCATCAACTATAGACTCTAAAACAACATTATCAATATCTGTTTCAAGTGTATCTATTCTTCCGTCAAGTTCATCTAAATATTTTGAAATTCCCGCAGGCGCAGGAGTTGTTTCTGGCTCTGTTTCTTGTCCCCAATGATAATATTTAAGTGCAATCTGTATATCGGCTGGATCTGCCATTGCTGGAATTTTTGCTAGTGGATATTTATTACTTCCTATATTTGTGGCTGCCATAATACAAATATTATAGCATAGTTATTTTATGAAGCAGAGGATGTGTTGTCTTCTCCAAGACTAATAGAAATCATAACATTATAATCCCCTGATAGGTTTGACCAGGTAGTTCCGCTTAAAGATTTAGCCTTAATTGAAAAATCTAACTCTGTCGCTGTTAATGTTGGTTGTGTTATCACAGATGCAATTACATTAGTAGTTCCTATAATATTATGTTGAATTATAAAAGCCTTTGTTGTTGAAGTAATTCCAAACATATCTTCAATATCATATGTAAAATTTGCATTGCCAGAAATAAAAGTTACCGTCTCATTTACATTATAAAATATAGGAGCAATGTTTCCAACTTGTTGCCAAGCAGAATCAATATACTGATACATATCTCCAGTAGAAATATCTAAATACATGTCATTTGATAAAGGCGTTTCTGGCACTGTCAATACTCCTGGTAATCCAGCACCTACAAACTGTTTACTTCCTCTTGTTCCAGTTTGTCCAATATCTACAGAAACTGTAATTTCTTCAACTGGTCCATAAACAGATAATTCTGGATCAACAACAACAACTTCTGGCATTATACTGCTCCAGTGACATCATCTTGAACAGTAATTGTTCCAGTTAACAAAGTATATCTAAGTGCTCCACCATTATAAATTTCAACATCATAGTAATATGTTTCTCCACCTTCTAAATTTCTTCCTCCAGTTGGAGTTATTGTACATGTAATAGTATTATTTGATATATCAATTGTAGATTCTAAATCAGAAGAACCATTAGAAGTTAAAACTAAAGTTCTACTACTTCCTCTTGCATCTGCTATTGTAAAAATTGCATCTCTTCCAGTTGCTTTATAAGGGGAAAGATCAAATGCTGTGCCTGTAGAGTCTTTTGGTGAAACTACAAACCTAAATGTGTCACCACGATAATAATCAAAGTTGTATGTACCTGGAAATGCCATGACTTTATTATACCATTAAGAGACATGCACTGTAATAGATTTAATTAAAAACTCAGAATCAAAGTCTGACCTTACTTCTACAAGAGGTGATTCTGTTGTCATTTTTTCAGTGTTCAAATATATATGCTGAGTTACAGAAAAATCATAAGAGTATTGATATTTTAAATTTGCAACAAACTGAGTATAAGAAATATTTGATTCTGGAAATACTGTTCTTATCCAAATTTCTGTATTGTTGCTATATGTTGTAATATTAAAATCATAGGTAACTGATACTTTTGCTCCAACTTTTAATCTTTTAAAATTTAATCTTTGAGTTTCTACGTTCCACAGGTCTACAGACGTTTTTGGTAAAAAATCTTTATTTATTAATATATTTCTTTTATCTATAACTACTTGAGACCATCCATCATTTCCTCTAGATAAACCAACAATATTACAAGCAGTGTCCTTATTTATATAAGATGCCCATCCAGGAAGTTGTCCAGATGGTGGTATTGCATCTTTACCGTCTTTGCCGTCTCTACCGTTTTCCCCAGAATCGCCTTTATCGCCCTTTAAACCTCTCTCTCCCTTTTCGCCTTTATCACCTTTGGGTCCCTCCGCACCTCTTGCTCCTTGTGGTCCCTGTGGGCCTTGTGGACCCGCAACTGGTATATATTGTGGAATTGGATTTTCTGATAACTGTAAAGATTCTACTGCTTCAGCATAAGATTTATTATGATTTGCTTTTCCTGGAATATCAACTCTTTGTGATATGCTCATTATTCACCAGTTTTAATTATAAAGATCTTTTCATTGACCTTTATAACTTTTGCTGGCGTAACTGCTGGTGCAGTAATTTTAATTATCATAGTGCACCTGGAGTTATATCGCTATAGACTGTAATAGTTCCAATAATTGGAGTCCAAATAACATCATCATCTGTTGTAATCTCTAAATCAAACGGAAGATCTGCGACTATTGATTTATAACCAACGCCCCAATACTTTGTAGTTTCGGCTGGTGCTGTAATAATCACATATCCATCATATTTGTCAACGGTAAGTTCATCCAATAGATCTCCAGATGAATCGTAGGAACTTGAAATAAAAGACCAATCATCTATATCAATTGGGGTAACTTCGTCATCTTCTAAAAAATCTACTCTAAGTGTAGCCGTATCACCACGAACAACCTTCCATTTAATATTTACTGGATTTGCTCCAACTTGGTTAATTGATGATGTTCCACACATAGTAAGATTATAACATAATTCTTTATTTTTACACCAAAGGGTATTGAACTTGACAAACTTAAAACCATAGTGTATACTTTAAATATATATAAATATAAAAGATATATACTATAGTTAAATATATTTATATATTATATATATTATATACTATATAAGGAAAAAATGAAATATTTATATTGGATATTGCCTATAGTTATAATATTTGGACTTTGGAATTATCTAGCCTATACTCAGTAAAACTATTTGTTAATTAAATGATCGTAAATACTGTTAACTCTTTCCTCAAGCCTATTAACCTGATCTTTTAAACTTGATCCAGAATTCGGGCGAAGTTCGGACAAGTAATGTTTCACGAGAAACTTGACTCCACCAATTAGGAATGCTAGAATGGATAGAGCAGTAAGTGTGAGTCCGAACCAATCTTGTACTGACATGATAAGTTTAATTATAATACATTTTTGAGGAGAGTTTTGAAAAAAGAAATACTTGCAACATTGGACTACTCAAAAAACCTAATAATTTCCCCTGATATTGATGGCTTGGTCTCCGCAAAATTAATCTGGCAATATAACGGTGCAACAGTTGTTGGCACGTATGATAAAAATCTTTTACTTCTCGCGGATGGCATCGATCCAGAGGAATGTCTGTTCGTTGACTGTGATATGAACTCTCCGAAATATGCATCTATTGGAAATCATATGCGACTTATGGAAGATAATATTCACATCGAATCATTTAATCCCAATACGCATTATAAAGTAAAAAAGTATAGCGATAAGTTTCCGTTCGCAACTTGTTTTCTTCTCGCGTTTGCAATAGAGTCTCAAACAACCCTATCTGACAACCTACGCATGGCATACGCAGATTCGACTTACAAGAATAAAGTCGACTATGCAGAAAACATGCAGAATTGGTCAATATTGTTGGATTGTCCACAAACACAATTTGTTATGAACAATGATATCCACACATCTGTGGAAAACCATATGGCTCAATATGAAGGAAAGCAAGGTTTTGTTTCAAGGCGATTAGGCAAAGATAAGTATGTGGCTCAAATGAATGAAGTTTTGAAGTCAGAGTGCAATTCGGCCAGGGAGTTAGTCAAGGGCTACAAATACCAAACAGGACTAATAGATAAAACCACCTGTATAAGATATAATAAAGATATCATGTCATATGCAGAAGTCTATGGTGGCGAATATAGTGTTACATATAAAG